TTAAATCAAAAGCAAGTTCTCTACATACTTGTGATTTACCTGTACCTGAACCTGCACATAACAGTACTAATTCTTTTGGTCTGATACCTGATAATTTTTTATTAAGTCCATCAAATGCGTATGGAACACTTTCAACATAATCATCATTTAATAATAATTCTTTTGTTTCAGTACCCTCAATAATTCCTTGTGGTGTGTAATGTTTAGCTTCAAAGATAGCGTCAATAATCTTTTGACCTTTGCCACCTTGTAATAATTCGTTTGCGTCTTTGCCTTGTACTTTAGCTATATAACATTTTTTTACTGGTAAAATATTTGCACATTCAACACTAGCTTTCATACCTGCTGTGTCTGTATCAAACATTAAGATTATCTTTTCAAATTTAGATAACCATTCTAATTCTTGTTTTATATATTTCTTTGCTGAAGCTGTACCTGACGGAATAGATACTACTGGATATTTATTATTGTTTACTTGTGAAACAGAAAGACAATCTAATTCACCCTCTGTAATAACAATTGTTCTTCCACCGTCTCTCCAATTTTGCTGACCAAATAAAGTTATTTTATCTGTGTCTCCAAACCACTTAAAAGATTTGTCAGGAAACCGTAGCTTCTGTGCTACCTTGTTATATTGCTTGTCATAATAGTTAGCTATTTGAACAGGTCTTCCATCATATTCACCTACTTCATAATCAAATACCTTGCAGGTATCCTCACTAACTTTACGTTTATCTAATCGTTCATAATTTCCTGTAATCATATCTCTTACTATTGGTTGTTTATTTTCTGGTTGAGCTTCGCCAGTCGCTGAATATTCGTGGCAACCGAAACAATAAGTATGGTGGATTGTGTCGTCTGGATTTAACCAAACGCCACGATTGTCTCGGCTACCACAGTTTTCACAACTTGTATGATGTGAAAATTTTTCATTCGTTTCCATTATGCTCTAACTCCTGCAAATCTGCTTCGTCAGTTAGACCATCTTGAAACTTATACCCTCTTACATCTTCGTTAAGTAAATATGTTCTAACACTAAATGATGGACAGAATTTACTTTCGTCTAAATCTCTATGACCCACAATTTGTGCGTCTGGGTATTTAACTAATAATTCTTCTAATAATTTTTTTAGACTTTCCCATTGTTCACCAGTGAAATTGTCTTCTTCTTCTTTCCAGTTTTCTTCTTTAGCACCACCAACTAAACAAATACCATAACTGCAATGATTGTATCCTTTGACGTGTGCTTGAACTTCATCATCACCTCTACCTTGTTCTACAGTTCCGTCTCTTTTAATAACTTTTCCGTAGCCAATTTTAAGCCACCCATTTTCTCTATGCCAACGGTCAATTGTTTTAGCGTCTATATCCTGACTTGGTCTAGTCTGAGAACAATGGATAACTATATATTTAGTTTCTTCACGCATTTTGTTTTCCTTTAATTTCTTTGAGCCATTCCTTTGGGAATGTTTCTTTGGTTGATTGAATACAATGGTATTTGAAATCAAATAACTCACACCACTTGGCGTAAGTAGTCTTAGACTTCTTACCAATTTTTGTTTTTGAATTAGAAAATATAAATCTAATATCTAAATTTGGATTTTGTGCTTTGATAGTTTTCATCTTCTTTCTATCAGCACTGTTGAAAGCACCTTTAGTTTCTAAAACTAATGGGGTGTTTTGAATTGGGAAATCTGGGGTATATGTTTTCTTTATCGCAGGTTGAAAGTAAACAATCTTCATTCCCTCATAAGTAAAACTCACAGAGTTTTTATTAAGAAAATTATAGACTGCTTCTTCCAACCCAGATTTTAAAACAACACCATCAGAAGTCTTTACTCTCTTGTACTTCGGTCTGGTCATTTGAGATTACTTCTGCTTTTGGTTCTGGTGTAGTTTCGTAGCCATCTTCTTTATCAAAAAGATTGCTGTCTTTACCCTCAACAAGTTCAATAACTTGCACTGCTTTTAATCTAGCCGTCACTCCTGCACCAAGCATTGGTGTGTAGTAAGGAACTAAATTGTAAGCACAACGTAATTTAGAACCACCCCATATGATAGTACTCAATGGAATTGGGTTCTTCTTTGCGTCAAACAATTGGGGTCTTTGCGAAAACTTTTCTTTAGTCTTCTGGTTTACCCCAGTTGCTTTCATTTTGTATTTAAAGAAAACAAAATCGTTTTCTTCAGTGTAAGGTTTTGGTGCGTCTTTTATCTTCTTACCCTTATTATTTTGTTCAGCTAATTTTAGACTGTCTTCTATAGCTTTGTCATAAGACTTCAGCATTTCAGTAGCGTCTGATTTAGCAACTTTTAAGGTCACTTTAAATTCACCTGCTTCAGAAAATCTGACATCAGGTTTATTTAAATGAGGATAAATGGCTTCGCCAACAACACTTATATTTGTCGTATTTGACATAGTGTACTCCTATTAATTATAGCTACGTTGTGTAGCCATAAGTGGTACTTTATTAAGCACAGGTGCAAAGGTCTAAACACAAAAAAATATTGATTGTTTAACTAAAGATAAATCCAATTCACCTCTCTCTGGTATATGAGGAAACTTCTTAGCATTTTTATCTGATAACATTTGCTTCATTTCCATTGCCCAATTTGTAAGTACATCTTGTTCATACACTTCACAAAATGCTTCACGTATAGCTTCAGATAATTTAGCTACATCAGGTGCAACACAACCAAAGCTATCGTGTATCAAACTAAAATTAGTGACACCTTTTTCTTTAGCTTTAATTACTGCTAACTGTAATACACTAGCGTCTAAGCTATGAATTAAATTAGGACATATAGATTGTGCAGTTTTTCTTTTATCTATTTCTTCTGTATCAGATTGAATAGATAATTTAATTATACTATCACCCATCTTAGTCTTTACTCTTTTACTTTCTTTTTTGTAGCACATCATTTGTACTGGAAAGTTTAAAGGTTTAGGTGTTGTCCAAGTGACAGGTAAGTTTTCAGAAGCAACAAGTCTTGATACTGTTTTAAGAAAACTCATTATTTCTTTTGCACCAACTATAACTTCATTGATACTTTCCCATACTATTGGTGTTAGCCAATTGGTAGCTTTGAATAAATCTTCACCAAAGTAATGAGGTCTACTCTTTTCTATTTTTTCTTTTTCAACGTGGTCTTGTAGATATTGTCTGCAAGAATATTGAGTTAAAGAATAAGGTAAACACATCACAGGTTTCTTACAGAGTTTTCTATCTACTCCATAATCCAACCACAACTTAGCCATTGGGTCTGTTTTAGTTTTTAATTTTTCAATAACTTTTTCTGCAACTATTCTATAAACATCTTCAGGTTTATTAGATGGTATTAGATTAGTAGCTTTACCACCAACTGGGTCTCTCATCATAGCTGAATAATGTTGTAAACCAGAATTACTACAATCAGATTGTATTGGTAATGTTGTTATAAATGTTGCGTCATATCCTGTTTCAGCAAAGTCTTTGAGTTCAAAACACCAAGCTAAAAAACAAAAAGGTTTATCTGCTTTAGACCAATCAGTATTTATTAATGGTTCTTTTGCATAACTAATAAATAAATCTAGTCTTTCTTTGACCCAATCTAATCTAGTTTGAATATCCTCTTTATCAACTTCACCAAATAAACCTGCACCTGCAATTGCGAAATCATCAAATGAATTATTCTCTTTCATTTGTTTTCCGTATTTAAATTTAATTAATGCTCTTGAATAGTCAGCACCTTGTGGTGATAACATAGCAGGTTTTGGATATATACGACCACGAAAGTCTAGCTGATATGGATAGAAGAAAGACCTATCTAAAAGTAATTCAGCTTCAGTAAGTATTTGTCTTACCTGAATGTATTTAGATTTAGACTTGGCTCTATCTTTATAAACAAGACTTGCTTGTCTTTTCCATTTAACTAAGTTTTCTTTATAGGTTGGTGATGTCTTGTCATTATTCTCTACATCTGGTGCTTTAATTGGTAGAGGAATTGTTTGAGGATTAGTAGGTAAATTACCAGTTCCATCATCAATCTCTATGAGTTTAGAAATAACCTCGTATACAGGTTTATTAATTACCCATTCTGTTTCCTGCATAATATTTACTGCGTCATATACAGGTTTCATTTCGTGTCCTCTGTTCTTTAGTTCTTCAAGGTATCTACGGTTTGACGCTTTGACTAAATTAAAGTGCATTATTTTATCTCCTTTATATCTTCTGGTTTATTTTCGTAGTTGTGTTTTCTTCCATAATATCCCCCAACAAATGGATTATATTCCCATCTTCTTGGTGGCATTAGCATTGGCAAGTACTTCGGTTGCAGTGCTTCGTTCTTGATATTGAAGTTCCTAATCTCATCTATGATTTTTCTAGTAGCTTCAACATAAGTGACTGTCTTGAATTTATTTAGCTTACGGTTCTGGTGCTTGATAAGTCCTAGCTTTTCCAAGTACTCAATCATCTTCACACCCAAGTGAAGTCTACCCTCTTTACCCCAGTCATTAAAAACCAAGTCATTCTTATTCATCATATAAGTCCAAACCTTTTGCTTGTACCTATATCGGTTCTCATTTTGAGGTATGTTTTTCTCAGCTAATCTTTTACTAACTTGATTAAACTTCTCTTTGTTCTGGTCTTTGAACATTGTAATTCTAGCTTCCATCATTAGACCTGTACCTATCTTGATAGCTAGTTTATTCATTGTGGTTTCATTTGAGATACCATCAATTACATTCTTCAAGACAATCAAAGAACAAGTATCCCAAATTGAGTGTTGCTTTTTAAGATATAACCCACTGCCAAATGCGTCTTTGGGAAGACACTGACACAGTAGTTTTAATGCAGTTAATCTATTACCTGCACCACCTGTTTCCATAAGTGATATATCGCCATTAATTAATAAGGATAATTTAGTGATGTACTTCTGTTGTAATACCAATCCGTGCAGTGTTGTACTCTCTTGACCTTTTGTAATAGCTTCATTGACTGTCTTCTTAAACCTATCAATACCACCCTGAAGCATAGCTTCTTCGAACTCCAGTTCTTCCTGTATTCTTTTAGTGTAATCATTGTTGTCTTTAAACTTACCACCCACTCCTACTTTGACTAATTCCTGTAGTTGTTCTTGTAAGTCTTGTTGTTGTTTATTTAATATGTCGGACATAATGTGAACATTTCCTCTTATTTTTGTTGCACGTGTGTATGGATACGTTAGTTTTGATACGTTTGGATACGTGACTAACGCACAGGTGCAAAGGTTGATAATTTAAAAAAACACAAGTGATACCAGTTATATTCTTCACTTGTGCATAAGAGAAAAAGTGTCGGTAGTTCCTAAGACCAACGTATGGACTTAAACCTATAACTACCAACACTCCTTTCCCTACTAGCGTATCCAAAAGACTGAAAACGTATCCACTAACGTAGTCAATTTTGGTAGGGCGAAAAGGACTCGAACCTTCACCGATTGCTCGACCAGTTCCTAAGACTGGCGTGTCTACCATTCCACCACTCGCCCAAATTTTTGTAGTGTAAATAGCAGGTTTCATTTAATTCTGCAATCTCCGATTATGACCATACATAGATACTACTTTACTACTATCATGCTCTAATGACTGCAT